TTTCCATTTCATTTACCGCTTCTGAGACGTTTAAGTGTTTAGAAATAGCTTCTAATCCTGGAATTTGTCCGAAAGATTTAAGAAGTGCCCCCATTAATCCCGTAGAGTTTTCGATACTTTTTTGTTTAACTAAAGCAGATTCTAGTTGTCTATTAAACGCTGATTCTAACCCTACATTTTCTTTTAAGATTCCGTTTATTTCAGTAAGATATAAATTTTCTTTATCGGATATATGGTTTCCATCCTTTTTTGTTTGTAAATGTTCTTGTTCTCTTCTTAAATTAGCAAATTGAATCTTTGAAATATCTTTTTGTTTTTCTAATTCTTTAACTGAAGTTTTATAGATACCATCTTTTTGATCAAGAAGTTGAGCACTTATATTATTTAATTTATTAGTTGCTTTTGTAATATTTTGAATTGCGGTTTTACCCTTAGTCATTTCATTTATTATAGATTGAAAGGATTTAAAAGTATAATTTAATTCACTATTCATTAATCTAACTTCATAAGTAAGACCTTTAAATCTTTTTTGTGCTTGATCTAAATTTTTAATCTCAAAAATATCTCCGGGGCTAGTATCTCCTAATTGAGATTTTAAATCAGCAATTGCTTTATTTAAGGCATTTATGTCATTTATATCCATAGCTATAATGTGAGTTTATTATAAATATTTAAAAAATAAATTATTTATAACTTGTTTTTTTAGATCTAGCAAATTCAGGTGCAGATACAGTTCCATCCTCAGAAATTAAAGTTGTAGATGATGATTTTCCTTTAGATGCTTTGTCATAAGCTTCTTTTTCACTGTCGTAAAACTTTTGAATAAAATTAAAAGTAGCATTCCTTAACCATATAGGCATGTTATATACCGTAGGATAATCATAACCTCCCTTACCATGAAAAATAATGTCGTGGATTTGTTTAAATAAGTTTTTTCTATAAGTCGGAGTCAGGCCAAAAAAAGCTGATGTTAATTGGGATTGTTTTTTGTCTCCCATCTTGGCCGCGAAAGGCTAAATCTACATCCGGATTGTTTAGTTGATATTCTTTTCTTAACTCTCTTGAGTCAATAGCTAATAAATAATTACTAACAAATTCGTTTATTTTTTGGGGGGTTTTATCTCCTTCTACAGATGTAATCATAGTTCGGAGTCGAGTGGAAATCTCGGGGGAAGCATCTTTGTCTATTTTTTTATAACCTTCTATTTCTTTAGAAATAGTTTTTTCATCTTTACCATTTAATATTTTGTAAGTAATATTAGTTCCTGAGTTTGGTAAAGTATATTCAAAACTGTTTTGTCCTTTTGAAAGAGAATCAAAATCTATTTTTGTTGAGCCTAACTCAGATAAATCTACAGTTTCTTCAACTCCTCTTACTTTAAAAGTATAATTTTTACCATATCCTAATACTCTAGAGGCTACTAATAAAGAATTTTTATCTCCTAGTAACATATCTTCTAATTTAAAATCGGGGGATATTATTAAAGATTCTAATAATTTATCTAAAACTACACCTTGACTAATGTAGTTAGTATTAGTTAATATATCTTCTTCTCGAGCAGTCATATATTTCATTTCTACTTCTCCAATTGATAAGGGGTGATCTGTTGGGTAAAAATGTCCTTGTGAGGGTAATTTAACTTTTTCTGTTGGAAATTTGAATTCAGCCATAATCTTTTATTTGTAAATAACTTTAATTTATTATAAATATCAATATAAAAAGGGAATTTGACATAGCCAAACTCCCTTTAAAATAATTGAATTAATTTTAGTAGTTTAAGATACAGTAATCTACACCTAATGTTACTTCAATTTGTTTTGCCTCATTTTCAGTGTCCCAGTTATAATCTCCAAATGTAGCTTCTTTAACAAAAGCGCCTTTTAGAACCCATTCTGATACTTTATCACCTACTGGACCTAGTACATTAACTGTTAATTGTTTCTTATAAAAATCAGAATAACCATCTCGGCCTGTAACAGATTCATGGTGTAATCTTACCCACTCCATTACTGCTTGAGCGCCTGAAGGAGTTATTGGGTCAAATAAAGTCATTGTTATATCATTCCATACCGTTTTGCCTTTAACTTTTCTTTGGATGTTAATATGGTTTAATACTACTTCACCTTGTGTTAGTGATATTGCACTCACTCCCTTAATAATAAAGCTTGGTATACCATCCATATAAAGGATAAACCTGTTGGCTTGCTTTGGTTCAAAAGCGGTAAAAAATATTTCGTTTGGGTTTAATATTGGCATTTTGTTCTAATTTATTTCTTGTTATAAATATATGATTATTTAGTTTTTTATATTACTCAAAACTTGCTCCTGTTGGTAATATAGTAAAATCTAAGTAAATGAATTCAGATGTTCTTGTTGGTTGAACAAATATTTGTCCTACTAATTGGTTTCTATCTATAACATCTGGACCATTATTGCTATCATCCATCACTACTTTAAAAGCAAATAAACCTTGTCTTTGTTGAATGCTTGATAGGTAAGGATTTACAGCAGATAAAAAAGTGTTTCTTGTTGCTGTGGTATTTTGTTCGAATACTAAATTATCAGCTATTTGTGATATAAAGTTTTTCATTGTAATAAGCAATCTTCTAACATTTACTCTATCTAAAGCACTTGCTTTTTTCTGTAGAGTTTTTTGTCCGAATACTACTACTCCTGCATTTGGGAATGTAGCTATTGGATTAACATTGCCTCCATATAAGGTGTCTCTATTTCCATTAGTTAAAGCTCTTTCAGCGCGTATAACAGTTGATAATCCACCTCTGTTTAATCCTGCTGGAGCAAACCATGCTGCTGTTGATCTATCGTTAAAAGCATATACTCCTGGCATCATTGCTGATGCTGGAACCCAAACTTGGGATCCTAAATCTGGATCTGATGTTTGTAACCAAGGCCAGTATGTAGCTGCATATGAAGAATCTATAGTAGCTGCTGATGTTACTACTTCTGAAATATTTTTATTCCATTCTTTCATATCTACTATTGCCATATAATCACCTCTAGATTCAGCATTAGAAATAATTTTTGTAATTTGTGATGAATGGTTGGCTTTAGTTAAACCTGGGGCTGTAAGTGTATTAAATCTGAATAAATCTTTATTGTTTAATAAACTTATAGCATTATCATAATCACTACCATCTAATCCTTGAGAACTAACACCTCCAGCATCTTCATAAGAGTTACCTGCAGCTGATGATGAAACTGTACCATTACCTCCTCCAAATACTCCACTTTGAGTCGTAGGTAAGAAATTTTGTGATGATGTATAAGCTGATGTTATGTCACCATTATTATCAAGGTAATTTGGCATAGGAGATGATACTGATTTTACTCTTACGTATCTACTTTGATTAACATAAGCTCCTGTAGTTTTGATGTAATAATCATCACCCTCGTTGTCTATTGTTTTTGTAGTATCTCCTATTACTTTAGAAATGTAATTATTAGCCATAGGATCTAAACTTAAATCCGTCCAAGTTTCTAAAATAACTCTTTGTGTAGTTGTGTCATTTCCTCTTCTAATCAATAAATTAAAGGTTCCTGAACTGGAATTTGGTGATGATATTTCCCATCTAAGATTATCTTTTGTACCTGCTGTAAGAGTTCCGTTTCCACCTGCAGATCCTGAGCTATTCATAATAGTACCAGCACTTAAAGTTTCTAACTCAAATACATTCGAAGATGAAACTGATGCTACTGCTGAACTACTAGCAGGAGTATAAGTTCCAGCTACTACTCTAGATATTAATAATGAATCTCCTCCTTGTTGAAAATAATTATATGCTGAGATTGAGGTAAAATATGAAAATCTTGAACTTCCTGATGTTTCTATAGCTCCAAATACATTTTGAAATTCAGAATATGAGGTTACTACTGTGGGTATTTCTACAGGCCCTTTAACTGTAGGTCCTATAAGAGCTGCTCCTGCTTCTATAGGTTGCGCCGTAATAAATGATTGATCATTTTCTCTTGCTAATACGCCTGGGGATAAAAGTACTTCTGCCATTTTATGTTAAATTAGTTTTGTTTATAAATATTACAGAAGCTCTTAAAAATGCAGTTAAGATTTAATAAATTCACCACTTTCAACATTCACCGTACCCATACCATACTTATTTTCGAGAGATTGGGCTAGTGTTTTTTGATCGGTTTCAAAAGCTTCTAATTGTTTTTTAATTTCTTTTTTATTTCTTTCAAAATAACTCAATTGATATTCAGTTTGTCCTAATTGGTAAAGCAAAGAGTTTTGCTTGTCTTGAAAATCTTTTAATTGACTTATTTCTTCTTTTGATAAAACTTGTTTTTCCATGTTTATAAATATTATATTTTTAGGTTAAAATACAAAATAAAATTTAATATTCAAAATTATCTTTTCTACTTCTTCCATCAGGGGTTGTAGTAGGGTTAACTTGGTATGTTTGAGGGATAGAATTAGTTTCCATTGTAAAAGTAATTTTAGATTTAGAATTTACTTTTTTAATAGATGCTAAATCTTTTTGCATAATATTTGGAACTATGTAACCATACATTTTAATTTGAAAAGTCCCTTTAACTAATCTTTCTTGACTTTGTTGTAATTCTGTTACAGTAGTAAAATTATCTATTCTTGCCCTAAATTTAAATCTTTCAGGATTACCCCAATATGAATCCGAAGCATAATTTATTGCTTCTATTATATTGTTTAATTGTTCTACATAATAAGTTTGTATAATACAACTATAGGTTAAATTAACATAATCAGGTACTACGTTAGCTATAAATTGTTTTGAGGGAATTTTATTGTTTAATAAGTTAAAATTATCATATGAGTTTTTTTCATTAAAAACTTTTTGAAAAAATGTATAAAAATTAGGCTGGTTAGAGTCTAATTTGTTTGCTAACTTTCTATTTTTTTCTATTGAATCCCTTTTAAAAACTAAAATTGGCATCATTATAGCTCCTTTCTTATCTCTATAATAAGCATCTTTTTGAATTGATTTCCATCTTTCAGGTGAGCCATATATTATAGGAACAGGTATACGTTCCCCATTTTGCATTACTGAAGGTTTAATAACATTATCAAAATAATACATTATAGATTCATCAATATCTTTTATCCCAACTGAAAAAGGTTTAGTATTATCATCTTTAAATGATATTTGTTCAGACCTATTAAATGGTAGGTTTGCTTGATTGTTAGGTGGGAATTGTTCTGGGGTATCAGAATTTGGTTTACCATATTCTACTGAGTATGGGGTTTGCAAGCCCTCAGATATTTCTCTTTGTGTTTTTGGTATGGGTTTTCTATAATAATTAGCCATTTATTCTTGATTTTTCTAGTTGTACCTTATCTGCAGGTGTGTAGTGAGTTTTACATACTATTGAAAAATCTCTACCAAAATCTTCTAGTCGAGGATTAATAGGGTTTTCTTTGTATCCATAGTCAGGGTCTTTTCCAGCAAAATATTGATTACCAATTACATCATCTACTTCATAATAACCTCCATAGTAATATATTATATCACCTACTTGAGGAACTAGGTCGGCTCCAAAATAATCTCCTTGATCATAGTTTTCATTAAAATCTAAATTTCTTTGCAGTAAATCATCGCGTAAAAATTTAAAATCAACATTTCTATAATAACGTACACCAAGCTCATCATCTGGGTATGCTTGTGGTTGGTGGTCAATTAAACAACTTAGTAATACTGGGGCATAATAATATTTAGCTCCAGAAGCTTCACCGTAAAGATTTGTTTTAGTTTCTTCTAATTTATATTTATAGTAAGCACATTCCTGGGAAATAATAACG